TAAAAAAATCATTATGGAAATAATCTATGCAGTTGCACTTTCATTTGTTTGGATTAATATTCTGCAAATGCCGTACAGATTCAAAGCAAAACTAAACTTTAAACCTTTAAACTGTCACACCTGTTTATCCGGTTGGTTGTGTTTATTCCTTACCGGGTTTCATTGGATTGCAATTCCTTACATGTGTCTTGCAATGATCCTTGCAATTATCGTTGACGGTGTAATCAGAAAACTATAACAAATGAAAATTATCGGAATTATAAACCAACGTGCAGGATCATGTTATCACCGGGTGTACACACCACTGATGAACATGGACCATGACACACACATCACCAACAAACTTACAGAAGAAGCAATTGAAAAGTTTGGCTGTGATCTGTTAGTGTATAACCGTTATGCAAACTTTAATCAGGCAAAAGAAATCAATGAACTACGTGTAAAGTATGGTTTCAAGATTGCAATTGACGTTGATGATTATTGGCACCTATCAGAAAATCACATCTTAAAACCACATTGGGACGCAGATGGAGTTTCAAACGTGATCATCAACAACATGATTGATGCAGACATTGTGACCTGTACACACGAAAGATTAGCAGATGCAATCAAAGTTTACAATAAAAATGTTCACGTGTTACCGAATGCCATACCAGGTGGCTTTGAACAATTCAATCTTAATCCGCAAAAGTGCAACAAGATTCAAATCTTGTATCAAGGATCAATCACACACAAAGATGATGTTGGTTTGTTAAAGAATCCTATGAAACGTGTGGCATCAGATTCACAATTGCTTAAGAAAATAAAGACAACATTCGGCGGTTATGTTGCCGATATGCCGGAATCAAACATGATGTTGTCTGCATTCACCTGCAGTTTAAAACTTGAACCATTAGTTTTTCCTGGAATGAAACCGACAGAATACTATCAAGTGTATAATCATGCAGACATTTCACTTGTTCCATTGATTGCAAACAAATTCAATTCGTATAAGTCAAACCTTAAAATATTGGAATCTGCTTATGCAGGTGTTCCGGTCATTGCATCACGTGTTGATCCTTACCTTGACTTTCCTGATGATTGCGTTCTGTATGTGGATTTTCAATCAGATTGGTATCAGCACATCAAGATGTTGACTAATTTTGATTATGCACGTATAATGTATGGCAGAAGATTGATGAATTATTGCAACGAACATTACAACTTTAAAACAATTAACGAACAAAGAAAAGCAATTTATGAAACTTCAAAATAGACAATTCTTAGAATTGAACAGGTCACACCATCACACATTGACTGTTGCAGGATTCCTTACAAACCTAACAAATGAAGTAAGGCAAAAAATGTTGGACATAATAAGGGAAGAATTTAGTCCTGGTTATCTTTGTTGCCTGCATTGCAGTGCGGACATTGCACAGATGATAAAATATGTTTATGGTCAATATGATCAGTTATTGCAGCAGGAAGCAGAACAAAAACCAATATCAAATGAAAAAGTTACAAAAAAACGAACAAAGAATTCTTAAACTTGCTGATGAACTTGAAAAGCAACAAAAGGATAATTCGTATAAAAATGCGAATATTTGTGAAGAAATGCAAATATCGGTTGCAATGTTTCACAGATACAAACCAAAAGCACTCCTTGAGTTACAGAAACGTGCCGAAATTAAACGTTCTTTAATAAATGATACATACACACAGGAAATAAACGAAGGTCTTAGAAATGGTTTAAAATCGGATTTAGAGATAGAACAGCAACTTTGCAAGATTGCATTCGGGGAAATAGATGTGATGGAAACAACATCAACACCGGACGGAATGATTGAATTTAACCGCAAACCAACACCAAACGAAATGATTAATGCCATGAAAGAACTATGGAAGAAACGTGGGACCTATGCACCTGATAAGGTTGAAAGCATGATTTCTTCATACAACATTACACTAAACTTAAATAAATGATAAAAGTAACAACAAAATTTAAATTTCCTGATCACCTGCATAAAGAAGCAGAAGAAATTGGAATGCGTCGGGCAGAAAACAACAGGAAACTTGATGAAAGAAATCCTGAATATGTAAGACCTGATGAATATAATGTAAACGGTGCATTAGGTGAATTGATTTATAATGAATATTTAAAATCAATAGGGAAAAATTACATACCAAATTCATTTAAAGGGGATAAACCGCTTCCCGAACCTGATGTTCTTGTTGATTATAGATTTAAAATTGATGTTAAAGCAATTGCAAAACATACAAAAATATTTTCAGTTAATTACATTGCACATCACAATCCTGAAAAACATGTCACACATTATGTGTTTATTAGATTACTTGGCAATAATGAATGTGATATTTATTCATGTCAAAAGAAAGAGATTGATGATCGTAAATTATGGCGAATAGAAACAACAACAAGAAAAAACGGAACAACATCAACTTATTATTCTAAATCAATATGAACTTTTCACAAAACACATTCAGTTTAGCAAAGGCATTGCATCACATCAACAATGCAAAAATATACTTTGAAGATGTAAAACGTGATTGCACAGCACAAACAAAAGAACTGTTCAATTCATACGTTATAAAATGCGATATTATAATCAAGTCAATAGATCATAAACTTAGTGCAAGGAACAGGGAAATATTAAAGAAAGAACTGGAAGATTCATTTATGATTGAAGGGATTAATGATAAATTAATATATTTAGATGAAGCACAACGCAATCAGGTTGAAAACTACATCGATGAACTATTAAAGAAAAAATCTTAATTTTAAAATAAAAAACAATGGAAGTATTAAAGAAATTATTAGGAATGGCGTTGCTTGTAGGATTCATTAATCCAATTGCATTTACTAATCATCAACAATGGTATCAGGGTTTTGTCTGTTTACTGGCATCATTCATTGGATCAGGGTTAATCTTTGGTTTTGGCGGTTATCGTGTTGGACCAAAGGCAATTGGTAATGCAGAAAAAACACCACAAATCAACCAGGTGTGGATGATGTTTTTCATCGGTGCTGTTGCAAACCTATTATTCGCCACAATGTATGTATAAAATTTAAAACTAAGCAAACAAATGACACTAAGAAAAGCAATCGAAGTATTAAGATCACATCAATCCTGGCGGTTAGGTGAAGAAGATGTTGACATGCAGAAGCCATCTGTTGTGACAGAAGCAATAAACACATTGCTTGACTTCACAGACAGTCCTGAATTCTTTGCAAACATGTCGGAAAAACCGACAGACCATAAAGACAAGATAGTGCAACAGGTAATTGACAAGTTCAACCAACGCAGCGAAATTGGTATCAAGAAGTATGGCACAACATTGGAACAGAACAACAATGATGATTATTTTACACATCTGCAGGAAGAACTGATGGACGCAATCCTGTACATTGAAAAACTTAAATCAATCAAATATGCCAATAGATAAACAATACCATTTCCTTGCAGGATTATGCATTTATACAATTGCACAATTATTCATGCCTGTATTTGCTGCATTGATCCCTGTCATAGTAATTGCAACAGGTAAAGAAGTTTGGGATTATGTAAACATGGAAGGAACACCGGACATCAATGATCTACTTTATACAATCTACGGTGCAATGCCTATTTTAATTCTTAAATTAATATTAATATGAAATTACTGATTACCATCTTGTTGATGTCAACAACTTGCTTTGCACAGGAATTTGAAGGCGGATTCATCAAAGTAAGAAGCACAGGCGGAACAGCACCATTTACATATTCAATTGATAATGGTCCATATCAAAGAAAAGATACTTTCTTTAATGTACAACCTGGTGTACATACCATAAACACCAAAGATGCAAACAACTGCATTAAAACTTCATCATGTACAATGTATAATACATTAAGCATGGTTGTATTAAGCACAACAACTAATTCTGTAACATTTAAAGCAAGTGGTGGCAAACCACCTTATTCATTTAGCAGAAACTCAACTACAAGTTGGAGTTTAAATAAAACTAAATGGACTGAACTTCGCAGAAATACACCATACACATTCAGGGTTAAAGATGCACTTGGTTACATTTACTACATAAACATAAAACTATAATATGAAAGTTCTTGTTATTTTTTTGGATTACTTAAGACACGATCACACCAAACAATCATTGAAGTCAATTGCCGATGCAGGTTATCCATTTGATTTGATTACCATTGATAAGAAAGGAATTGCATCTGCAACAAATGATGGTTTTGACTTTGCCAAAAAGAATGGATATGATGCCATTGTTTATGGTGCAAATGACATTCAACTTCCAAATGACTGGTTGAAACACATGGTCCATTATGCAGAAAGAATTCCAAACACTGGAATGTGTGGCATTCATTGTGTTGAATCTTTGGCAGATCAGATTGAAATGAATGGATTGATGGTTCACCCTACATACACTGCATTTGCCAATGTACTTATCCCGATGAAAGTAATTGATGATATTGGTTACATGAATGAAGATCATGATCCATACGGAATGCAAGACGGTGATTATGCACTAAGATTAAACAATAGTGGCTACATTAATTATTACATACCAAATTTAACACAGCAACATATTGGTCATGATGTTGGCAATGGTACTGAATACAGAAAGATGAAAGATGATGGCTTATCATTGGCAGGTCCTAAGTGGGGTTATTGGGCAAAATACTATGAAGAAAATGGCTACAAAATAAATGACAGACAAATCTTTAAAACCAAAAAAGCAATATGAAACAAGTAACAGGAAATTTCAATTACAGAAACATTCCAATCCAACAACATGAAGACATACAAATTGCATTCTTAAATCTGATTGCATCTTCAAAACCTTCACAGATACTTGAGATAGGAACTGCATCAGGTGGACTTACTTTGATGATAAGGGACATCTTAGATGAACTATCAATGAAAACTGCATTAAGAACTTATGATGTTGAAAAGAAACACTATCTAAATGAAACACATGACATTGAAGTAATCATCAAGAATGTATTCAATGACCAGTATGATGCACTGATTGACAATGATGTAAAAGATTACATCAATAGACCAGGAACAACCATTGTGTTGTGTGATGGCGGAAATAAGATAAATGAATTTAATATCTTAAGTGAATACTTGAAAGAAGGTGACATCATTATGGCACACGATTATTGTTGCAATGCAGATGAATTCTTAAAAAACTACAAAGACAAGATTTGGAATTGGTTGGAAATTCAAGATTCTGATATTAGTAAAGCAGTTGACAAATACAATTTAAAACCATACATGGAAGAATTCAAGAATGTTGTTTGGGTGTGTAAAATAAAATCATAATTATGTGGCGTGTTTACTTATTTG